CGATAGGTTGAAGGATGTGATTGGATCTCCTAGATTGAAAGCTCTTCCGATTAATGAAGTAAAAGTTAACTGGGATTCGTCTCCCGGTTATTTCTATAAGAAGAAGAAGAAATTCAAATCTAAGAGAGAAGCTTACGAGCTTGCTTGTTTTGACTGTGAGGCTGCTATTGCACGATTTACTAAAGGTAAATTCGTTGAATCACGACCTTTCTCGGCGGCTGGGAGAGCGAGGCTAACAGCTCGTTCGATGACCACGAAGAAAGGACGAATGGTTCAAGCTCAAGACTTCAGAGATTTTATTCTCACAGCGAGATACGCACAACCCTTCACTGACTATTTGGTCGACAGTGTCGAAGCAATTTCAGTTGGATATTCCCATTTTAATAATGGATATCATGAAATGGTTTCAGAGCTTCTAACAAATAGTAGTGTAGTGTGGGCGACCGATTATTCATCATTTGATGCTAGCGAACGTAAAGGGCTTATTGCTCTTGTACTTCCCATAGTATTTGATGCTTTTTCAATCGGAGACTGTGAAAAACAATATCTCATTGACAGTTTGCAAATCAGAGAACTCATCATGCCGGATGGAAATGTATTTCTGTTAAATACAGGACTTCCATCTGGTCATTCAATGACGACAGTAGTTAACTCACTTGTTAATCTTCTGATCATCTTTTATACAACTATAAAGTATCACTTCAATTCTGAACGTGGACAGGATATTACTGCAGTTTTATGTGGTATGAAGGTCCGTGTTCTTGGGGATGATGCACTTATATCATGGGAGATGGAAGAAGATGAACCAGATTTTGATGATTACTGTGGTACTTGTTTTAATGATTTGCGTGTGAGTATCTCACCTCTAGAAATGAAGTCCGAGCGCTTTTGTTGTGATAGTGAAATTGAAAATTTTCCAACTTATTTAGGTAAAAGACTTACTATTATTGAACATCAGTACATGCCTAATCGTCCTTGCGAGGAAACGATTGCTATAGCATGTTGGCCTGAAAATGCCGTTACTGATGTTTCACAGTCTTATGAAATATGTTTGGGACTTTTAGTCGATAATTATTATAATGAACGTGCTCGTGAACTCCTATTAGATTATATGCATTGGGTCTATGACAGATATGAATTCGCAGTTCCAGATGTTTCAAAATTCACCCGTACTTTTGTGTATGGAGATTTTGACTCTACACTTGAG